ATGAAACAAAACTTAAAAGATAATGAGTTGTTATTTATAGACATGGGGCGGGATACCGGGGAGATAACCGCCTGCGGTAACATTGAGGATTTAAGTGAAACTGAATTAATTGAAATCGAAAAAGCCTATAAAGAAATACAAGATGGCAACGGAATAGAGTGGAAGATGGGAATGATCTAATAACATAATACCAAAATGAAAAGGACAGGCAATATTTATGCCTGTCCTTTCTTTATTTCGTCAGATACCGGTGTTAAGCTGTCCACAATAGCGTCCATAGCGTCGGCGGATTTATCTTTTTCAGCGTCTAGTTCATGAATGTAGGTGCGCATCGTAAAAGCCTTGTCACCGTGGCCTAAATCCGCGCTGATGCGGGCTAGGTCTATTCCTTGCCGGAGTAGATAGCTGCCGGACATATGCCGCAGCAAATGTGGACTGACCTTAGCAAGACCATTGTCCATATAGAATCGTCTCATAAACGTTGTGAAACTGCAAGGATGCCTGCAATCGCCGTTTGCCCGTTGGAATACCCATTTATCCGGGCCGCAAGAATCCTCAATACTCAAAACTTTTTTCCGCTTGTTGCGCTTCTTCACTCTTGCCCGCAATTCGGCCTCCCACGCCGTGAACATAGCGACGAGAAACTGTGGCATAGCAACAACGCGGTAAGAATTATCCGTTTTAGTGTCCTTTTCAATAAGCGGCTTACCAGGGACATATACAATAGCCCGGTTAATTTCCATCTTGCGGGTCTTGAAATTCAAGTCTCCCCATTTCAAGCCAAAAATTTCTTCGCGTCGCAGACCGCGCCCAAAAGCGATCATAAACCAAAGCCGATGCTCAAGCGGTTCACTGTCCAGAATTTGCAATATTTTAGTTAGTTCGGTATCGGTAGGTAATTTCTTATGAGGTTTATTCGTCTTGGGACGGTCAATAGAATTCATTACATTTTCGGTAAGAAATTTCCACTTCACTGCCGTCTTAAACAGCGTATTCAGCAGTATGTAGTATTTGTTTATAGTGTTCCCGTTTAGCGGCCCATCTTTACAACTAATATCATCAGCGGATATTTGTTTAAAAAAATCTAAAATATGATGTGGCTTTATCTGATCTATCCGGTAGGGGCCTAAGACCACTTTTATGCGCTGAAAAAGGTTATCGTTATATGCCTTGGTGGTTTCCTCATGATTAGCTGCCGAATAATGCTCTTTGTAATAATCGAAAAACTGGATAAGCGTCATTTTTTTAGTTCCGGCAGCAAGAACCTTACCATGCAAACAATCGGCTTTAAAAAGATCATATAGCTTTTCAGCTTCCGTATCGTTGGCGGCATGGACGGTTTTTTCAAAGCCTTTTTGCTTCCCGTTCGCATCGTAGCCATTAGGCACGAAAAAATGATAGGAGTCTTTACCACGCCGCCTGATTTTACTAGGCATAAAATCACCCTTTCCCTATGAAAGAAAGGCCAAATGCGGTATAATAATACATGAGTAGACGCAATGGCCTTTATGGTTATTGTAGACCGCCTGTGTTGAAAGCGCAGGCGGTTTTTTATTTGCAAATATTTGATTTAACTAAGAAGGTTAAATAATTAACATTCAAAGCAAAAGCCGCGAATTTAAACACCGTCCTAAAATGGACGGCTTTTTTTATGCCATTTTTCCGAACCCATTTATAGTAGTGGAAGCTAACAACATTTCCCTTTTTTCTTCTGCGTCTAATTGTTGCTTCATCAATTCTTCTTTTTGGGCGCGTGTCAATTTTTTATCACTGACGGCGGGGCGGGTAACGACAGTAGCGGCTATTTCATCCTGAGAATTATATGCAACGGCAATTTGACGCCAAAACTCTTTAAAATTTTGCCGCTGTTCTTGATCGAGACTAAGATAAGCGCTTAGAAATCTTTGCTCTATATCGTCTAACTTAAGTAATTCGGCAGCTTTCGTGAGAGCCGTTTCGGCTTTATCTACAAACATATTGCCTTCGCCAGTTCGAAGCCACGTTTCCGACACATCAAAACCAGAATAGATATCTTTAATAACACGATCTGATACATTTACTGCTATATTTTCAATGCTTGACAATGAACTTTGTTTAATACCAATTCTATGAGCAAACTCACCTTGTTTAAGATTGAAATAAAGGCGAACTTCCTTAACCCTGCGATTAATATCAGGGAATTTAACAATTGCCATTTTTACACCACCTTGGAATTATATTACCACTTAAAATATTGATTGTCTATATTTTAACATAAAAAATCTATTGACAATATCGTTTATCAATATTATATTATAGACAAACGTTAAAAATGAGATAAAAGCGAGGTGATAAGATGCAAGCGACTCTAAAAATAAGCAACGCGGAAGACGTAAACAAAACAATAATTCGAACAGAAAAGGCGATTAAAGAACTCAGGGATTGTCTTTGGAACTTAAGTAAATTAGAAGTTGAAGTTGAACTAACACCTGCTAAGAAATAAACCGTCAGCGGCAACTGACGGTTTACGGTCAAGGCTTTTCTAAATACTCAACAATATGTTTTCTAAAATCATCCAAAGTATAGAAAACTTGTTTTGCAAAGTCGTGAACATCACATTCTCGAATCGGATTTGATTCAGAAGCATCGAGCAGGGAATCTGTATTTTCCTTGTAGTCATCTAAAGCCTTTAAGAGTTTTTGGTTAAGATCGTTTGTTCGCATAACATTCACCTCCTTTATAGGGTGAAAATACGACAAATGGAAGCAACTTCCTTTATGTACAGACTAAACAATAGAAATGGGGTGAAAAAATAATGACCGAAAAAAAGAAAAGCCTGTTTGAAGATGCGGCAGAAATGATGGATATTTTCCGCTCTCTACCAGCAATGGAAAAAGCAATAGCTATTGCTTATGTAATGGGCTGTGTGGGCCAACCGCTTGACACGTTAATTCGCTCACCGAAAAAACCAGAACAAGGCCCGGCAGCATAAAACCTGCCGGGCGGGAAAGCGAGGTTAAAAGAATGGATTCAAAAACAGAGTTCGAGCTTTGCTTAAACAGAATAATTAGCCTAGCAAAGCATAGAGAAATGGTATTCCAAGAATTAAAGGACTATGAAAATGAAGATTCGCACAATCAGTTAGATGTTTTAGATGATACTTTCAAAACAACCATTAAGAAAGAAGCTAAATTCCTAACAAGTTTGTAATTGCTTTTCCAGCAACCAGTTTAATAATTTCAAGGGATGCCGAAGACCCAATTGCAGTTAATTTACTTTTTGTTTCTTTCCACACTTTATTATCACGGATATTGTCTAAGTAATCATACCCTAAAGATGTAATTCGCTTTACAACATAGTTATCGCATTCTTTAGTTCGTAAATCAATAGCCTCAATATAGTTACAATCCATTAACAGTCGGAGATGAAATCCGATTTTATTAAACTCATCTGTAGTAATGCCGCCTAAATCATGAATAGTAATCGTTCTTTTATCAAGGCTTTCAATTTTCAAAAGAATATTCCTGATCAATTCAAGATCGCGTTGCATCCATACACATCCTTTCTAGTGTGATGCTTCGACAAGAACCATTAATTTCCTGTGAGAAAGGAGAAAAATCAATGCCGAGACACACCAAAAAAGCTTTCTGCGAAAAAGAAAGCATAACAGAACCAATTTTAAACAACTGGATATATAACTACGGCCTGCCGGTAATCAAGATCGGCAGGCGCGTATACATCGAAGAAGCGGATTTTCAAGACTGGTTAAAAAGCCATACCAAAACCATAACGCTCCAAAAGCGCGAACCTGAACAAATTGCGTTACCGCGCCAGCTTCAAGGTAAAGGAACCGGAATATTAGGAAAATTACAGCTTGCAAGGTAAGGAGGGAGCAACAAAAATAAAAGCTGCGTGAGTGGCGGGGAGGTGGAGAAAGATGGATTTAGAACAGCGTGTATCTCAACTGGAAAAAGAAATGGCCGACCTCAAGCGGCAACTTGAAGAACGGCCAACAGCAAAAGAATTAAAAGAATCGATAATTGAATCATTCAGAAAATCATGTCTCGAACCGATTGAGTTTACTTCTTTAAAAGTTCCTGAATCTGAGAAGTAATTTTTTCGTTATTTGCCTCAATAACGCGAGTTAACACGATGGGAATGAATTTTAAAGCCATTTCGTTAGTATATCTGCGAAGAATGTCTTCAGGTGTTTTTTCTTCTTGGATTGCTTTGGACATGGATTTTGCAAGCTCTTCCTCGTTAGTTTTCCATATTTCCTTAGATAAATCATACATTTCTTTTGCGGTTAACCCTAAAAGCTCCATAATATCACCTCCCTTTGAGGTGACACATTCGACGGCAGTAAATAATTTCCTGTAAGGAGGTGAATAAAACCCTATGAAGTGCATTATCGACGCAACGAACTGCCTACATAACACAGGCGGTAAATGTGCGGACAAACCAGACCCCGAAGACCTAGGCTGCTTTGGAATTGTATGCTTCAATATCAAAACAACCAGGAAGGACAATTTGGAAGATCAAGAAAGGAGTGAAAACATTGCTTAAAATCATTGCAGGCACCATGACCGGCATAACAGTTGCACTTATCACTGCCATATGTATAGCGGCATGGGAATTAGGCAGTTGGCGAGATATGCGGATACATTTCAGCGCCAACAATCGTAACCATCAAAGGAGGCACGAAAATTCATGAAGCAGTACACCCCGCCTAACTGGCCTGTTACCTGCCAGTGTACAACGTGCCAAACAGATTGCGGTTTTCGATTCTGCGCCGGTGACTGCCGAGCGAACTGCACCCCGGAGTATGACTGCAACGAATACAAAGCCGCAGACCTGGCGGCCTGCGGCAAACTAAAACAGGAGGGACAAGCCCATGCCTGATATTATTACAGTACTTTGTAATGGCGACTTCCACGGGCGGGACTTAGCCCGACAGCAGTTCAGTATTTCTGACATAGAACTGCTAATCGAACAAATGAAAAAGGCCGCTGCTACCAACAGCGACCCCATCCGATGAGAATACCGAATTCCTGAAACGAAACCCTTACGACTGCTACCAACAGCGTAAGGGTTTAACCAAAAGCATATGGACTACACTTCACTTCCATTATAGTCCATATGCGGCCTAAAAGTCAATAATTACGCGGCTTCAAGGCCGTTTTTGACTTGATAAAAGTGATTAATATTAGGACAAAACTATAGATTTTCTATTAGTAACATACCCCAATTATTATTAGTTATTCACGGATAGAAATTATAGTTAGTAATGGGAGAAAATTACAATGTCATACAAGAGGATAACAACTAAGGCAGGTAATGTTACAGACGTGGTAGTCTGCCATGATGCAAAACATAATTCACCAAAGAGACCAAGAAGCAAAAACCGGAAAAAGACCACAGAAACCCAAAAGAAACACAATGACCGCAGATCAAGGAAAAGCCTATACCTCCTAATATGTGCCAACTACAAAGCAGACGACCTATACCTGACACTGACCTACGGTGGGGAAGCCCCGCCCCCGGAAAAAGCCAAAGAGCATATTGACAAATTTCTTCGCGCCCTTCGCCGCCTGCACCACAAACACGGAGTGCCGCTAAAATACATAATCACTACAGAAATGAACCGGATACACCACCACATGCTAATAAACAACATTGGACTTAGCATTACGCAGATAAAAAAACTGTGGGATAAACATGGATTTTCTAAGATTCAGCTTTTCGGCGGGGAACCGGAAGACTGCAAACGCCTTGCCAACTATATGGAAAAAGACCTGAAAAAGCAACCAAAGAACCACAAACGGAATTGGAACTGCAGCCAAAACCTCATTCACCCCAAGCCAATAAAAATCATAGTTCCGGCCAGCACCTGGCGCGAACCGATAAAACCGCCTAAAGGATACTACCTAGATAAAGACAGCGTTATGCGCGGAGAAACCGAAGCGGGCTACCCATACCTGCATTATCAACTCATAAAATTACTGGAAGAAGACAGTACATGAAATGCCTACCAGGTAAAGCAAGTCGGACATATTGCCTGAAATGTAATAGCCCAGGGCGGGTAGTCGGCTATAGTAACCCAATGGTTAACATGGAATGTAAGGTTTGTGGAGCAACATGGCGAACAATATCCGCGATTTGCGAATGTTGCCATATGCCGAGCGGAACCCCGTATTATACGGATTGCAAATATTGCGTAGGTAAAAAGAAACATACAAAGGAGAGTTGATTCATGAAACAACAAATTATCCTGAACAGTTTCATTACAGCCGACTTAAATCAAGTCACCATGCCAATGATCACAGTCTACAAGAATCCGAGCGACTTCCCCGGCAAGTTTGTAGCCAGGTTATTCCGGCTGCAGAAGCCAACCATCATAGCCGTAGTAAAAGACACGTTGCCAGAAATACGAATGACGATACCACGGCACATGGTAAGACTACCGAGGCACCAAGCGGATGACCCCACGATTTTAGAAACTTGGATATAAATGAGTTGGGCGGGATGGAACGAGATAATCAATACACCAAATTAGGAATGGCAGTTTTTAAAGTATTTCAAAAATCCGAAAACCAGGGTGCAGATTGTCCCATACCGGGACATGTAGAAGATTGTGAGGATTGCCCGTTTTCATTGGCTTGCGACATGGTAATAGAGATAGAGCGGCAACAGGGCGGGGAGGAAAACAACAATGATAAGTAAACCATACCCAACGAAAGGAACGGCCAAGAGCGCCGCTAAAGTCTGCGCACAAGAGAACGGAATCAAGAAATTTCTACTTATGCTTGACTTGGACAAGCGCCAATATCATTTTTCCGATCAGGAGCTCAAGGATTCAAAGCTAATCGTATTTGCCAGATATGCACTCATAAAAGATAAATGGCGTGATAAAACGCCGCTAGGGAAAGTAATATGCGGCGGGAACGTAACCGAAACAAAGCGCACATGGGGAGAAGCGCCATGAACAAAGTTATATTAGTGGGCCGCTTGGCTCAAGATCCAGAAGTCCGTTATACTGCCAGCGGTAAAGCGGTAGCATCCTTTAACCTGGCAGTTAACCGCTTCAGCAGCGGTCAGGGACAAAACAATGCAGATTTTATTCCGATTGTGGCCTGGGAAAAATTAGCCGAAACCTGCGGCAACAACATTAGCAAAGGGCAGCGGATACTGGTAGAAGGCCGTTTACAAATACGTTCCTATGAAGCCAATGACGGCCATAAGCGCCGCGTAGCCGAAGTAGTAGCACAGTCAATTGAATTTTTAGAGCGGAAGCAATCTACCGGCAATAAAGAAGCTGACGCCGTATTAGACAGCATGGGAAAAGATATATACCCGGATGAAGAAATACCCTTCTGAAAGGAAACAGCGACCGGCGGGGCGTCGGTAAACCCCGGCGTCCCAAAGCGCCGGAAACGGGCCATAGAAAAAGCCCGTAAGCTATCAAAGGAGTAAAACATGCTTAACATGCTATCTCTTTGCAGTGGTATAGGCGGCATAGACCTTGCTGCTGGATGGGCGGGAATAAAAACAGTCGCCTTTTGCGAAAAAGACCTATATTGCCAAAGAGTGCTTAAAAAGCATTGGCCGGATACCCCGATATTTGACGATATCAAAACTTTAAACAAGGGGGGGTTAGAACGTGCAGGAATCAGCAGAATTGACATTGTGGCCACAGGATATCCTTGCCAGCCATACAGTCTTATCGGGGAGCGCCGAGGCGAGGAAGATGACCGCGCACTCTGGCCATATGTGTTTGATCGGATATCCGAAATCAGGCCCCGTTGGTTTATTGGTGAAAATGTTGCTGGTCATGTATCCATGGGACTCGACGATGTGTTATCTGACTTGGAGAGCGTCAACTACACCACACAACCGATTGTTATACCGGCTGCAAGTGTCGGAGCAAATGACGAACGATACAGATTGTTCGTTGTGGCCAACCTTGATTGCGCGGGATTGGAAAGCGGGAGCAAAACCATCACGCACACAAAAAATGCAGGAAAATTCATCCCGGGGAGTGGATTTACCGTCATTCCTCCGGCTATTACACCCCGAAATGAGTGGAAACATAAACCCTTGCTGGGCCGAGGAATACATGGGATTCCCAACAGGATGGACAGAATTAGAACCCTCGGAAACGCAGTGAAACCTCAACAGATTTACCCCATATTAGCTGCAATAGCGGAAATAGAAAGGAAGGAATTGCTGAATAATGATTGATTTTACAGATGTATCTCCAATTTTCCGGTGGAGTGCCTACGACTCTACAGTTGCTGAAAACATGATAAGGCTCGAAGGAACACCTGAAGCAATCAAATATTTTTCAGAGGTATGCGAAAAACTGACCAACTATGCCTACTGGTTTTTCCTCTCAACGCTTTGGGTTAACTACAGCGGACGTTCGGATATCGAGCTATGGAAACGACTATTTTCTTCAGAAAGAGGCCAAAAATTACGGTCTATCATGAAACCATCAGAGTTAGCGGAATATGACCGGTTACCATATTTTATAACCGCTTACCGTGCTCATAGGCCGGAAGAAACAGATTGGATTGCCTACACTCTTGATCTAAATATCGCGTGTAGATTTGCAAGGGAGCGCGAAGTAAATCGAATATCTGAATACTCCATTAAGAAGAGGGACGTACTGGCGTTATTTCTTCGGCGGGGTGAAAAGGAAATACTGGTGCTTGACAAGAGTAAGACAAAGCATATAAGGGATATTGAGATTGTATTTAGGAGTGAGAAACCATGAAAATCATATCCATAATCAACCTAAAGGGCGGGGTAGCCAAGACAATAACCACAATCAACATAGGCCATATATTGGCTACAAAATGCGGCCAAAGGGTATTATTCATCGACAACGACAAACAGGGAAATACTTCAAAATTTCTAGGATTGCATAACGATAATGATCCTAGCCTTGCTGACTTATTAACAGAAACCGTAACCGCCAGCACGGCAATACGGAAAACGGAATATCCGGGGTTAGACATTATCCCGGCAAACATGCACCTTCTGAAAGCTAACCTAAAAATCATGTTAGATGAAACCAGAGAACAGCAAACCATCCTAAAAAACGCCTTACAACAAGTCGCGTCAGAATACGACTATTGTATAATCGACAATGCCCCTGATATCAACATGAGCGTCATAAATGGCCTAGTTGCAGCCGATGAAGTCATAATTCCCCTAAAAATAGACCAATTCGGCTTTGATGGTCTTAAAGAGATAGCAGAACAAATAGACCAAATCAAAGAATTTAACCCCGGCATAAATTTCAGGGGATGCCTCATAACCCAGTACGCCAACAATGATGTAAATTCCCAAGGAGAAGCCCATTTAAGGGAGCAAACCAAGTATCCCATATTCAAAACTCATATACGCCGAACGGATAAGGTAGATGAAAGCACCTTTGCCAGGAGACCAATAATCGAATACTCTCCAAGGTGTAACGCGGCCAAAGACTATCTTAGTTTCGTCAAGGAATACCTAGGAGAATAAAAAATGTGTTCAATTTGAACACAAAAGGGGCGGGATAATGCCGAAATTTAGTCTTAATGACCTGCTTAACTCTACTTCAAAAGCCGAACCAACACCAGCAGATAACTTTAAAATTGAGTTAATCAGCGTCCATAAACTTATACCATCAGCCGACAACTTTTATAGCTTAGAAGACGTTGCAGACTTAAAAGACTCTATTGAAATGCTGGGCATACAGCAAAACCTAACCGTGAAACCCATTACCGGCAGTGACACATACAAAGTAATAGCCGGACACAGGCGAAGGCTTGCCAGCCTTAAATTGGTGGAAGAAGGTAAAAGTCAGTTCGAGCATATCCCCTGCCGGGTCGAAACCAACATTGACGATATCAAGGAACGAATATTGCTCATTTATACCAACTCAACAACCAGGCAATTAAGCGACTGGGAAAAAGTAACTCAACTGGACCAACTGAAAGAACTGCTCAAAGAGTACAAGAAAACTCATGAGCTGCCGGGGCGGGTAAGGGAGCTATTAGCAGAAACACTAAACGTGTCAGTAAGCCAGGTCGCCAGGATTGAAAGCATTAACGACAACTTGACAGAGGAATTCAAAGAAGAGCTAAAGCATGACAATATTAACTTTTCAACAGCTGCCGAACTATCCCGGCTATCGGTGGTAGACCAAAAAGCCGTCTATGAGCAGCACAAGGAAACCGGTCAAACAAACCTAAAGACTGTCAGGCAGAAAAAAGCTGAAACTGTACACCGGGAGGAGCAACCAGCGCCAGCGCCGGAACCGACACCGGAACCGCCAAAAATCAGACTTACCGAGCTACAAGAGCTATTAAACAGTTTAGTACGCATTCGAGCGCAATATAACTGCCTAATGGATATACCGGCAGGTGAACGAGCATTAAAAGCCTTAGAAACATTAAACGCCCTAATTTATGATGATATTGAATCAATTAAGGCCAGTGTACTGGGTGAGCCGCTATTTGCCGAGAATGGGGGCGGGGTATAAATGAAAACCATAGAAAACTGCCGTGTAATTCGGCGTGGTAAATGGTTAGGAGTCGGAGCGCCAAAAACCGAACTGCCGGACAAATGCGAAGGATATTGCACCCATGAGAGCGACGAACCTTACGAACAATGCAAACGATGCAGATATATGCGGAATTGGGAGAGTGAAAAATAGAAATGAGCTTTTCAAAACAATTAGCCCGACTGCGTGAGGCGGCAGCTAACCGGCAAGAAGGTGTAAGACAAGATAAAGCCTATGTGGACAGAAAGGACCTACAGGAACTGATTTATCACTTTGACCGCATCGACACCGAAATAAGGACTTTGCTCCCTAGAAACGGATCAAAGAATATCAAAAGTTTCGGCAGATAGGAAACCGGATCATTGATAAATTTATAGCTAAGGAATCCAGTAATGAAAGAACATAGGACGGGATAAAACGCTTAACGGGGTGAAAGAATATGAACCAATTATTTGTGCTGATACCGTGTTTTATTATCATTTTGGCGTTAATGGCTACAGTAGCATGGTTATTGGACAAGGTAAATTGTATGGCAGATGATAGAGAAGACAAACGGGCGGGGCAAGCTGCTGGCGGAGTAGTTAAAGGCGAGAAGACAATTAACTTAGAACATTGGCTTGTCATGCCGGGCCGCCAACAAGGAAAAACGTTACCGTTTATGAATGTTGTAACTAAATTTGAAAATTATAAGGCAAAGGATGGTCAAAGGGTAAGGTGTGGATATTGCGGTCAAATATTTATCTCCATTGGCGATACAAAAGAATATGAACATGATTTAAATAAATGCGAACAATCCATGGTACATATTACCTGTAGAGCAAATATTAATCATGCGAATAATGGAAATACAGAGGTAATTAGTAATGCTTATCATAAATGGCTACACAATAGACCATTTAACCTAGAAGGTATTAAAAAAGCAGCGCAAAAATTAAAAGACGTGACCACAAATAAACTAACCAAGCGTAAAAAGTTCAGATGGAAAAATTACTATCGCGCTAAGAAACTTTGTCGTAGCGGTCAACAGATATCAATAGGGAGATAATAGGGGGAGTAGAAATGAACCAGCAAGAGAAAAAAGCAGTAATACAATACCTATATTCAATTAAGCGCACTGAGTTAGCAATCACAAATCTTGAACGGGCTATCGAAGATTTAGAAACGCGCCGCGAATCGCCACCGGTTTGGATGCACAACCTTGATTCGGTCAGCGTTACGGGCGGGATGGAAAGTTCTAAGCAGGAAGCATGGGTTCAATTTATCGAAGCATATCCAGAGAGAAAATCTTTTCTGAAAGATCAACTACAACAAAAACAAAATAAAATTCAGCAGTATAATGAAATCATTACAGCATTATCAAGAGAAGGTAATTGGGGAAGCTTGGCGGCGCAAATAATCAGACATAGATACATACAAAGAATATCGCCAGATAAGGCTATATATACCCTGTTCTTATTTTGCAGCGAGAGTACGTTTTACAAGACACATCGACAAGCACTTAAATATTTTAATGATGTGCTACCAAAAATAAAAAATACAGTTTTGATACAGTAAATTCAGCAAAAAACGTGATATAGTGAGAAATGAGAAAAGCCGCTCCAATACGGGGCGGCTTTTATATAGAGAGAAAGCAGCCACTAAGGCTGCTTTTTAAATGGTTTATTGGCATGTAACCCAAGATGCTCTTTTAATGCAGATTGCAGGATTTTAGAAAAGTTAACATTCTGCTTTTCGGCAATATCGTTAAGATAACGGGGAATAGTTAAAGTTTTTTTGACAGCACGATTATCAAGCTCAGCCCTAATGGGAAGCATCCATACTTCGATTAAGCCGATTACTTCGCCTTCTTCCAACTCAATGCTATCGATAGAGGAAGGTGCAGGGATATCGTCGCCGTCGCGCTCCATTCCCCAAAGGTGAAGCCCTAAAGCTTCCTTAGCCATTTCGTGAGCGTGTTGCAGGTTATCGCCAATAGATATACAACCAGGAAGATCAGGAAAAGAAACTCCGTATTTGCCTTGTACTGACTTCTCGAAGATTGCGGGATAAATATAAGTGTCACGCATAATATAAACCTCCTTGCAAGCAGGGCTATTAAATTAGCCCTGCTTGTTTTAGTATAGATTTTTCTGTTTTAGGCGTTAAGTCATCGTTTGTACCATGTATCGGTATAGTGACTTTGCCTTGTTTTACAGGGTGCTTGAATTGCCGATGCGAACCCTTCTGTTCTATTTCATACCATCCATCTTTCATTATTAGTTTTAGTATATCTCTAACTTTCATCGGCATTACATATCCCCTCCTGATGTTTATATTATAACACACGTATAAAATACGTGTCAATGAAAATATGTATAAAACACGTATTTATTTTTAAGGAGACATTATTATAATGCTGCCAAAACGTAAGAAAGTACGGATAACCGGTAAGAAACTTTCTAAACTCAATGACGATATCCACGGAAGAGACGACAGTAAATGCATAATCAAAGGTTGTGGCCGGTATGTAGACCCAAGAGAAAAGTTTCATCATGAACCACAAGGAAACGACAAAGAAGATCGCATTGAACATGGAGTTACACTTTGCTTGAAACATCATACAGAGCGGCACAGTGGAACGAATGGTGCAGACATAAGAGAACAATGCGAAGAATACCTATCTGGCCTTTATCCTAAGTATTGGGAAAGATTTATGTAATAATGTGACACTAGAACAAATCAGACAGTTTTACCGCTCTGCTGTATGGCTGCACAAAAGGACAGAGATATTAAAACGTGACAATAACGAATGCCAAAAATGTAAAAGCCGAGGAAGATTTTCAATAGCTGAATGCGTTCACCATATAAAGCATTTAAAGAATAGACAAGACTTGGCATTAGAGGACAGTAATCTAATTAGCCTTTGCAACTCATGCCACAATGAGGAACACCCGGAAAAATTACATTCGAAACAAATAAAGAAAAAATTCGTTAATAACGAACGTTGGTAATACCCCCCCGGTCAGAAAAACGGCTTTTCCTGCCTAAACCCCGGACCGGGGAGGGGACAGGACAAAAGATATTTTTTCAAATTCTCGCGTGAGGGGGGAGGGGGGTAAATGGCAAGGAAAGTAAAAAAAATCGATATTGAAAATGACCTCATGGAACAACTGGAAAGAAATGGAGTTTACGGCAACCAGTATACAGATTTGGTCAATGACTACATGGCCTTGTGGCAAATAAAAAATAAACTCATAGCGGATATCCGTAAACGGGGCGTTATGGTTGCCTGGAATAACGGCCCTAACCAGGGAGGATATAAAAAGAATGAGTCCATAGGAGAACTAAACAAAACCAATGCGCAAATGTTAAAAATCCTGAATGACCTTGGTCTTAGGGCAACTGAACTAAAAGCGCCTGGCGACGACGATGAGGAAATGTAACTATCACCCTTACATTGATTCGTACATGGATAATATTCGCGGCGGTAAAATTACAGCCGGAAAGGATATTATCAAGGCATTAGACTACATCGAATTTAAACTTGCCCCGCCAGCCGATGTACTGATTGCCACAGAGAAGATAGACAAAGCCGTTGAGCTAATCGAGCGGTATTTTGAAATGAAGCTCCTGGATTGGGAGCTTCTTGCCATTGCCCTTATCCATTGTTATTACAGGTCAAATGATACGGTAGTATTTGACGAAATATTGATTGTCATGGGGCGGGGCAATGGGAAAAATGGTTTTGTGTCCCCGGTGATATGGTACTTAACCACGCATTACCATGGCGTGCGGGGCTATAATATTGACATTATAGCCAATAATGAAGATCAGGCAAAAACGTCTTTTAACGATGTTTACGAAGTATTAGACCGAACGTGGACAAAGTCAAAAAAATTCTTCTACAAATCCAAAGAAGAAATTATCAATCTAAAAACACAGTCTTATATCAGGTACAACACATCAAACGCCAGAACCAAGGACGGCAAACGTTCCGGCTGCCTGGTATTCGACGAAATACACGAATATGAAAACTATAATACCATTAAAGTGTTTACATCTGGATTTGGGAAGCGAAAACATTCGAGGATTTTCAAGATCACCACTAACGGCTATGTACGGGGCGGGGTGCTTGATCAGGAACTAAAAATAGCCGAGGATGTTTTGAACGGCGAAATAAAAGACATGGGACTACTGCCGCTCATATATAGGATTGACAAAAAAGAGGAAGCCAAAAACCCGGACATGTGGCCGAAAGCCTGCCCGTCCTTGCCTTATTTCCCGGAGCTAAAAAAGGAAATGGACAAGGAATTTATAAAAATGAAATACCAACCGGAAATAGCTATTGAATTTATGACAAAGCGCATGAATTTTCCAGCAGAGGATATATATGCTGCCGTGGCCGAATGGGAAAAAATCAAAGCAGCCGCTAGCTCGGACAGACCAATCCCATACGACGAATTAGAGGGATTAGACTGTATTGGCTGGCTAGATTATGCGAGTATTCGTGACTTTGCCAGTGTGGGACTGTTGTTTAAACACAAGGGCAAGCGAATTGGCATAGAACATTCATTTGTTTGTCATAAAGCTCTGCAGATCGAAAGCCGACCAATTAAATTCCCCGTCCAGGTTGCTGAGGAAAAAAAGCTAATAACCATAATCAAAGGCGATTCAATAACCGCCGATCATATCGCCGACTGGTTTTTAGAGCAGGCAGAAAAATACAATATAATCAACATTGCTTGCGACGATTACCGGGCCAAACTGGTGGAAAAGAAATTCACGGAAGTAGGGCTGCCGCTTAAAGTTGTTCGCAGCGGGCCGATTACCCATGCCAAGGTTGCACCGCTCATTGAATCTATATTTTCTGAGGAAACAGTTATATTCGGCGATAATATGACAATGCGGTGGTACATCAATAACACGTGCCAGGAAATGGACAAAAAAGGAAATGTGACCTATAAAAAAATTGAGCCGAAAACCCGTAAGACTGACGGATTTTTCGGCTTTATTCATGCCCTAGTGCTTGATTCTGAATTAGTAGAAATCAGCGAGGATTTTAACACAATGGAAGTGAGGACGTACTAATGTTTTTTGTAGGGGGTTGGGTATGGCTGTATGGGATTGGTTTTTAAGCCTATTTGACAGAAATACCAATACGTTAAAGCTAGACACCCAGGTAGGGCTATTGACAGCGGAAGTATATTTTAAAAAATTAGCTATCCAGTCATGCATTAACCTGATTGCCAATACCGTGGCCCGTGGTGAGTTTTTAACGTATTTAAAGGGGGAGGAAGTGAGGAAGGACAACTATTATCTGCTTAATGTGGAACCGAATCAAAACAAATCCGCCTCAAAATTTTGGCGGAACGTTATTAGTAAATTGGTACTAGATAATGAATGTCTGGTTATCGAGCAGAGCGGAAAATTTTATGTAGCAGACAGTTTTCAGCCAAAGGAATTTGCATTTCTTGAAAACATCTACACCGACATAGTTATTGGCGATTTAAAATTGAATAGGCCATATAAAGAATCAGAAGTATTCCGCTTTGAACTCCATAACGAAGAAATAAGGCCGGTAGTTGAAGGGCTTTATATTTCTTACGCCAAACTAATCGCGGCCAGCCAGGATAACTATAAAAAAAGCCGGGCCAAACGCGGAACACTGGAGCTTGAATCAACTTACCCGCAAACGCAAAAAGCACAAGAAGACCTGACAAATCTCCTTGATATTCGTTTTAAACGATTCTTTGAAGCGGAAGGAAACGCCGTCATCCCATTAGCCAAGGGGATGAAATATAACGAATTAAACAGTAAAACGGCTACAGGAAGCAGTAGTACGGAAAGCCGTGATATACGTGCTCTTGTTGACGATGTTTTTGACTTTACAGCTATTGCCTTTCAGGTACCGCCGCCATTACTGAAGGGGAACGTGGCGGATTCTGACAAAGCTATGAGTAATTTCCTGACATTTTGCATAAACCCAATGGGTGAACTAATCACCGATGAAATTAACCGCAAATATTACGGCAAAGCGGCGTACCTTGAAAAAACATACACCAGGTTAGATGTTTCCCGCGTGAAAGCCGTTGATATTAAAGAAATTGCCAACTCTCTAGACATACTGGAACGCATTGGGGCATTCTGCGTCGATGACAGCCTTAAAGTTTTAGGCATGGAACCGCTAAACACCGAATGGAGCCGCGCCCGCTGGATGACCAAGAACTATGAACCAATTGAAACAAGATTAAAAGGGGGTGAAAAACAGTGAAACAAGAAAAACGCACATGGGAATTAAAACAGTCGGCACAGCCGGATTCACTGGATATGTATATCTATGGGGATATTCAAGCGGATTATATAGACTGGTGGAACTGGGAACTTGTCGAAAGCGAAACCTCTGCCGAGTATTTCAGGAGAGAATTGGCTAAATATCCAGATGTTAAGCAAATTAATATCTACGCGAATAGCTTTGGCGGGTCAGCCTATGAGGCTTATGCTATCAGAAACCAATTAAAACGACACAGTGCGCATAAGACGGGATATGTCGATGGCTTTGCATGTTCAGCGGCGTCATTTATCCTTACTGCTTGCGATGAAGTTTTTATGTACTCAAACACAATGCAAATGATACACGATATACGTCTTTATGTATTTGGAAACTCACGGGAACTGCGCAAGGCGGCTGATGACAACGACATGAGAATGGAGGGTAATCGACAGGCATATCTTGAAAAATCAAGCGGAAAAATAACCGAAGAAAAATTAAAAGAACTAATGGAGGCGGAAACGTGGCTAACAGCCAAGCAATGCCTTGAATATGGATTGTGCGACAAGATTTTAGAACAGGAAGCCGACTTAACGACGGCAAAACAAATGCTGCAAGCCGTTAATAAAACATTAGAGCAACAATTGAGTTATCACCGGGCGCTTACGGCACAATTCCGCGAAATGAGCCAACAAAGCAAACCGGCAGTGCATCCCGCGCCGGAACCACCGCCCAAACTGGAAGAAAAACATCAACAAAATAACCCAAAAAAATTATTAGCGGCATTATTCCGCTGATTTTTTTATTAATAAAGGAGTGAAGCATGTGAAAAACTTGGATTTAATCCAGCAAAAGAAAGCAGAAATCATGGTCAAAATGAATCAGGCCATAAAAGACGGCAACGAGGAAGATTTTTCCCAGGCGTTTACCGATTACACCGACATGCTGCAAGAAGCGGTAATGTCGGAGGCTAAAGGGCTTGTCCAGTCTTCCGACAATACCATTCTTGCCGGGCGTGGCGTAAGGGTTTTGACTTCACAGGAAACTAACTTTTATGAAAAACTCATCACCGGCATGAAAACGGGGAACATTCAACAGTCCCTTACGGAATTTGATGTTGTTCTCCCTAAAACCGTTATTGATTCGGTATTTGAAGACATAACCGAGGCACACCCCTTGTTAGATGCCATTAATTTTATGCCTACCGGCCCATTGGTTGAAATCTTGGTCAGTGTTCAGGATGGTCGGCACTTAGCGACATGGGACACCTTGACCGCCGCTATCGCAACCGAATTGACAGCAGGATTTAGTAAAATTGACTTGTCGCAAAAGAAATTATCCGCGTTTATCCCGATTGGCAAAGCAATGCTGGATTTAGGACCGGCGTGGCTTGATCGGTATATCCGTACAATCCTATCAGAAGCAATCGCCAACGGCCTTGAAAAAGGCATTATTAATGGAACCGGCGTAAATCAGCCTTGCGGTATGCGGCGGGACCCGAATTCGGCACTGCATCCCACAAACGGCTATGAATTACTGGTAGCCGTGCCGTTTTCCTCATTTACCCCGGAAAATTACGGTGGCATTCTGGCAAGTTTGGCCGTCGCGCCTACTGGGTTATACCGCACGATCAGCGAAGTTTTGCTAATAGTCAACCCGGTTGACTATTTTACCAAGGTTATGCCTGCATCTGTTTTCCAGAGGCAAGATGGCAGTTATGTGACCAACATCTTCCCATTTCCCACCAGAGTAATACAATCAGTATGGGTTCCGGCAAATGAGGCCATTATCGGCCTTGGAAAACGGTATTTTATGGCGCTTGGAACTGGCAAGGGCGGTAAAATAGAGTATTCGGATGAATACCGTTTCCTTGAAGATGAAAGGGTATATTTGACCAAGTTATACGGAAATGGTAAGCCGCTTGACAGCACCTCTTTCAAACGCCTTAATATCACGAACTTAAAGCCGGTTTACCCGATTATGCGCACTAAGCCTTTTGTTGATGCTACTTTGGCCGGGTTGAAGGTCGCTAACGGTGCTGTTGAGATAAGCCCGGCGTTTAATAGTGCAATCCATTACTACACGGCTGAAACTGGAAACGCTACTGACTTGGTAACTGCAACGGTTAAAGATGGAGAAGCAACCATCACGGCGACATTAAACGGTACGGCGGAAGACCTAGCAAACGCCTTGACATGGGTAGAAGGGCAGAACGTGGTTGTCATTACCGTAACCAAGGACACGGAAATGGAAGCATACGTATTGGCTGTAACCCATACCGCGTAGGTGCATAATGCTACTGGATGAAATAAAAGACTATCTTAGAATAACCGGCAATGACGAAGATACCATATTAGAAAACACAATATTGCGCGGCAGAACGCATTTGGAAGGATTGACAGGTACAACCCTTGACTTTGAAAGTGAAGGGCTTGCCAAGTCACTCCTTTTTGATTATTGCCGCTATGCCTATAATAACGCATCCGAGTACTTTGAAGAAAATTTTGCCGGTGCAATATTAAGACTGCAACTGCAAAGCGCGGTGATGGAACTTGAAAACCAAAATTGAGGCCGCAAAAGACCTTGCCGGGGTTAAAAACAAAAAAATAATTATACAGCGGGAAGCAATCGAGGAAGAATTAGAGGATGGCCGGGGAGGGCGCGAAACAGAGTGGATCACAGTGGCTACAGTGTGGGCCAGATTCCGTAAGCCGCGCCCTACGGTAAAAGAGGAAGCAGGAAACCTCGTCGGCAACATTCTGCAGGAATTTGAAATATGGCGGCGGCAAGACGTGGAACGCGGCTGGCGGGTGCTATGGGGTGAGCATATATTCAGTGTGGAGAACACCTATAGTTTTGATACAGAAAACATGATCTTGATTTGTCGGGAAGTGGTGCGTTGAGAGGTTTTTATGTCAATTATAAAGTGCCGGAACTGCAGGAAGCTATCAAAAGCATAAGTGCTTACGATAGAAAAACGGCGGCGGGTATTGAGCATGTAGTATATAATTCCACCAAAACAATATGTGCCGGGGCAAAGAAACTTGTCTCGGTAGAATCTGGAGACTTAAAAAAGCACATTTCTTTCCGGTTCAACAAACTAAGCATAACCGGCACTATCGCGGCCAAGAGGCCCCATGCTCACTTAGTAGAGTTTGGGGCCTCTGCTGCTACAGAAGTACCAAAAAGAAAAAAGGCCCTGACTGTCAGCGGCAAAACACTGGGGCCGCTCATGCCGGGGCAGACTCATTTCGCCGCCAAGGCCAACATTCCGAAACGCCGCGCCAAACCATACATGGAACCGCCTTATAAGGATGAAGCCCCCAAAATGGTCAACGAATTAAAGAAGGTGATTAAAAAACCATGAGGCGCAGAGTCCCTATTAATCCATTGCAGACTGCCATATATAACCTATTAAAAGAAAAGCAGACCACGCCTGTATATGACAAGCTGCCAAAGAAACAATCATTCCCGTATATCCTTATCAGTGACTATGAATACACACTAAGCGGCGCGAAAGATACTGATATCTGCGACATAACATTTGAACTTGAGATATGGACGGATTACCAGGGTAAGACAGAAGTTAATGAAATTGTAGAGGATATTACCTATGTTCTGACGGCGGGTAAGATTGATTTGTCAGCGAGTGGATATAAGCTAATTGAAAAAGATGCTAAAAGCGGCAAGGGTGCCAGGCAAGACGCTTTATTTTACGGGATTGTAAACTTTAACGCAAAAACTCAAAATATGGGAGGTCAGCATGAAAAAGTATAAATTAAATATCTTTGAACTACAAAAATTCGCTGTTGTAGGCATGGAGCAGGAATTACCAGAAGAACCGAACGCAAGCATAGCTACTGCCGGTAAGGACTATTTGATGTATGTCAATATAGGGACTGCGTTTGTCCCTGATTGGTTGCTGGTGGGCGGACAGCGCGGCGCATCCTTGAGCCAGTCAGCTGATGAAATTTCAACGGGACATAAAACGTCTGGCGGGTTTAAAGAAACAATGCCGGGTTTGCTTTCCTGGTCAATAAGTCTTGATGGGTTACTATTGCTTAAGAATGAAGGCGTAGCGGTACTCAGGCAAGCGTTCTATCAAAGAAAGAAAATCAACATAAAGTTACGGTATCCTGATGATAGCTATCAGGTAGGGTGGGCTGCTATTACTGCCTTTGACAGTGACACGCCGCACGATGGAGAAGCGACCTTAAAAGGAACGCTAAGCGGTAGTGGGCCAATATCTAATCTTTCAGAGGTTGTTTCAAAAACTGCTGCCGATGATATAGCAATTTACTTTGATGCCAAAGCAAAAGTGAAAACCCTAAAGGATGCGTCTGGGGCGGTCCTGGCTGCAAACTATACCACAGACTACGGATACATTATTATCAAAGGTGACTATCTTGAAACCCTGACAGTTGGAGAACACCTATTTTATGCCAGCCTTACAACCGGGGGAGATATTCCCTGCGTGACAGTAATTGCCGCCTAACCAAAAACATTAAAATAAGAGAAGTAAAAGGAGAGAGCAAAAACATGAAAAACAGCATACCTTTTGAGTTATTTGATAAAAATCAATACCTATATTTTGATATTCAAAGGCTGTCAGAACTAGAAAGAGTAACAGGAAAATCAATTATCAATATCGCCAACCTGGAAGTTGGTGTAAACTTTTGCCTACTTGGGCTACAAATCGGGCTAAAACATCACCATCACAAGGCGACATTGGAATTTTATGCCGAAAAGATCGAAAAATATCTGGAAGAAGGCGGCAGTATTAATGAAATCGGTATATTGATTGCCAAGGCTATTGCCGCCACAGGAATTTACGGTAAGGATGCTAAAAAAAGAGCATTAGCCAAGGATGAAACTGAGGAAATTCAGGATAAAGAAGAAAAAAACGAGAAACAGGAAACAGAGTAACTGTTTCCTGTTTTACTGAATGGGTAGAGTGGGCCGAATCTATTGCCTACGGCCCGCTAAACCTAAAACCATGGCAGTTTGAACGATTACAGCCGCATGAATTTATAGCAATGCTCGACGGGTATGAATGGCGGCGGGAGCAGGACAGAACCACAACGGCTTATTTTGTCAGCCGTCTAATTAATGTATGGATAAAAAATCCAATCTCAGCCAAGGATCTGCTAGAACCGCTCAATCATCCTGAAACAAAGCGGAATGACCGCAAGAAAGATGAAGAATATCTAAGAAAAAAATTTAAGAAGGTATTAAGAAATAAATAAAGAGGCTTTTGCGGCCTCTTTATTTTCCTGATAAGAGTAATACTCTTTCCTCATTATTAAACTTCAATTTGTCGGCAATTTGAATTAATTCATCAGTGGAAAAAAACTTACTCAGTCTTAAGATTTCATTCTTATGATCTTCAGCAAACTCCTTATAATATTTCTGGTCTAATTCCTCTGAAGTAGGAGAAGGGAAACGAGTATAACCTTTATGTGCCTGATTTGATTTGTAAGAGGACATTTCTGGATGCACTTTTTCTTTATTGTGACGATACATGGAAATTTCTATTTCTAACTCTTGAACTAATTCTAACTTCCTCTTAGCGTCATATTGTTCCGAGTATTTTTGATTACTAAAATTACGACTGTATTCAGCATTCGCTTTTTGCGTTTCGGGAGTATAGCTTTCAACTACTGCATTGTACACAAAATTTAAATCCATATCGTGCATTGTCTCTTTGTTATAGCCGTTAAGTATTTTTTCAACTAAAAACGATTCTTTCAATGATTCAGAAAAGAGAACCCTGTAAAGTTGATTCTCGGTGATCAGATGGGCCTCGTAATAATGGCTATACTCAGGGAAAACACTGATAGATTTTTCATCCTGAAACACGGTAAAGGTGTTAGTTGATGCCACCGTGTTTTTTGTGATGCTTTCCGTTCGCAAATATACCGGGTGGCCTTGATAATCGCCACAGTAAACATCAGCCGCAAAGGCTGGTATTGAAAAAATAAGCAGCCAAAACATTAGAACTATCTTTTTCACATAATCAGCTCCTTTCCTGTTATTATAACCCATCATTTTACAAAAATAAACAATCTTTAAGAAGGGGGGTGAGTAAAATAGCGACAGTTGCGGAACTTCTGGTGAAAATAGGCGCGGATAGTTCCGGTTTAAAGCGGGAAATAGCGGCTTCGCAGCGGCAATTAAAAAGAGCATTTGGCCCGGAATCATTAGAATTATCATCAAATGCGGCGGGGCTGCTGGGTGGGCTAGTAACCGGCATGACTGCTGCCGGTGTTGCCAGTGTGGCGTTATCAGGAAAAATGAACGCCAGCAATAAGGCGTTTGAAACCCTAATAAAAGATGGCACAAACGTCCAGCAGTTTTTAAGCGAATTGACCCAATTTGCCGCTGACACGCCTTTTGAACTAAAAGGTTTACAGGATTCCAGCAAGAAGCTATTGGCCTTTAAATTTGTCGCCCAAGACATTATTCCTATTATGAATGTCTTGGGCGACACTGCTGCCATGTTGGGCAGCGGACAAGAAGGCATTGACAGTATGCAGCGCTCAATTGGACAAATGCAAGCCAAAGGCAAGATACAGGCGGAGGAAGTCATGCAGCTTGCTGAGGCCGGTGTAAATGCCTGGCAGTACCTGGCTGACAGTATGGATATGTCCATTGCCAACGTGATGAAGAAAGTTACAGACGGCGAAGTGGATGCTCAAAGCGGCATAAACGCTATACTATTGGGCATGCAAAAAGATTTCAAAGGTGGCATGGAAGCGCAAGCCAAAGAGATTCCAGGACTATTCTCTACCATAAAAGATAACGTGGAAATGGTCATGAAAAATCTAGGGGACAAGCTAAATGATACCCTAGGAATCAAAGAAAAAATGCAGGACACAGCCAACTATCTCAGCGAATTTTCCTCAAAAGTACAAAGCGCAGGTGTTAAAGCCGCATTATTGGACATGGTGCCACCGGAAGTATTGGCAGGGATTGCGGCGTTATCAACTGCGATTATGTTTGTGGCAGTACCGGCCTTGTATTCCTTGGCAGCTAGCGCGTGGGCAGCCGTATCACCATTTTTGCCGTTGATCGCAGCAGGCGTCGCTTTCGGCATAGTAGCCTATGAAATCTGGAAAAACTGGGAACCGCTTACACAGATATTTTCAGCCTGGGGAGATAGTATTGCCGATAGTGTTGCATTAGCTTGGGAACGAATCAAGCAGCGATCTTATGAAGGCGTAACGGCGGTTTTACGTATTGCCAAAACATTGGTAGATTTTTTTGGCGGCGACAGTTTATCTGGTACTATGGCGGACTGGATATCTACTTTCAGTACCAAAGCTGTTAATTCCGCTACCACAGCCCGCAATCTGGCCGCGAATAATAACGGCGCGGCGGCCAAAAGAGTAAGTGACGCTTGGGGAAAAATCAATATCGGACTAAACTACAGCAAAATAGAAGCCGGATTGCGCTCTATCAAAGAAGTGGCGGGCGGGACAGACCGGACATTCAAAGGGTTGTCAAATTCGGCGGCCAGCGTGGGCGATTCCAGCGCCAAAGCGGCCAAGGAAGCGGAAAAAGAATGGGAAAAATTAAAAACTAAGGCGGAAGAAGTTCATAGGTCAATAAGGCAAGAGTGGATTAGCACCACTAAGACCCAAACGGAACAAGTAGACATAGGGTATAGTGACACGTTGGAAAAACTCAAAGAATCAGCGGCGGCTAACGAAACCTATCAAAAAGATTTAGACATGCTGGAAGAAACCTACAGCAGAAAGCGTATTAAGGCCGCTTACGACAAACAAAAAGAAGTTAACGACATAAGAGATTCCGCCTATAACCATGCGAGAGAATTGCAGGAAAAAATTGATAAGCTAGGATTGTCTAAAAAAGTTAATTCTGACTTTGGTGTTGAAGCTTCGCCGGTAGCATTAGAAAAATCAAATATTAATAATGATGCCAAGAAGCAAAACACAGAAACAGAAAACTGGTATAGAGATTTAACAGAAAAATACAATGCCGCAACCCAAGAACAACAAAAAAATTATAGAAAAGCATGGGAAGATAATGGGATAATTTTTGAAATTACGGCCAATGGCATGGTAAATTTTCAAAAACAAAAAAATAAAGAAATTCAAATTATTGAACAAGAAAAATTATCAAAACTAAAAGCCCTAAATTTTGACTATGCCAAATGGAAAGAAGACATTGAATCTGCTCAAAATGCCGGGAACTTTGAAAAAATGAAGCAGCTTATTGAAAGCGAGCAGTCATTATTTAATCAAGACTTAATAGGCCGCAAAGCCATGTTTGAAGCTTATTACGATGCCTGGCAGGACTCCCACCGTTCCAGCATGTCCATAATGGCTGGCGCTACCAATCAATTTCGCTCCGGCATGGAAGGCATATTCAAGGATATGATTGTCAACCTTGACACGATTGGCAATAAGTGGGTATCTTTTCGCGACATGGTTGTCAATATCATTGCGGATATTTACGCTAAACAAATGGCGGCGAACCTGACAACTAGTCTACTAAGCTGGTTGCCGGGAATAAAAAGCAGTTCAGGCAGTTCAAGCAACTATTCCTTTTCCGGAATAAGCGTACAAACCCCAATTACTACCCACTTAGCCACAGGTGGCCTACTAACCGGCCCAGGGACAGGCACTTCAGACAGTATATTATTATGGGGTTCAAACAAGGAATATATGCTGAACGCGGCGGCAACAGAAGCAATTGGCATAGACAACCTGAACTATATGAATGAAACCGGCAAGATACCGGCCTATGCCAGCGGTGGATTAGTAACAGGCCCATCACTATCCAGTCTCAGCAACCGATACGACAGCGCCGGTGTAAGCCAGGCAGGCGGAGGCCGGGCAGGTGGCGTACAAATCATAATCAACAACCACGGTAATGACAAGGTAACAGCCACTGACGGCGGACTGCTGGAAGGAATACGGCAAATTATTGTTGAGATTGCGCCGGATGCGGTACTAAATAAAACCGCTAGTAGCCCGGCGTATGCAAGAAATATGAGCGCAGCTTTGGGGGTGTAACATGCTAATATTTCCAAGTGATTTCCCGGCCCCGGTAATCCCAGAAGCGGAGTCCGGAAGCTTCAAGGAAGATTTCCGGGATTCCACAATATCAACCACAACGGATGCAAACTACAAAGTTACAAGACCACGCGCCAGTAGAATGCCTGGTACGTGGTCTTATTCATGGCGCGGGGTGTCTGATGCCGATTATCAAAAATTGATTGATTTTTGGTTTACTGTCAACGGTACCGCTGGTATGTTTTATTTTGCTCCGTATTATGGGCCATATGCCGGGGTGCCCAAAGTAGTCCGGTTTACTGCGAAAGGCGACTGGCAGCCGTACGCGGAAGGTTATCGCGGCTCCCTAACCTTCGAGGAGGTATAACATGCTAATCTGGTCAGCAGCCGGTATTCTTGAAAAAAATAAACTTGCCAACGACAAACCGTTCCTAGTACTAGTGAAAATCGACGTAGACGGCATACCGGAGCCAATACGCCTAGTACGGGATAACCAAAATCAAACATGGAACGATCAACTGTGGCAGCGATTTCCTATCGACTTCGATCAGGTAAAAGAGGACGGCAAGGAACTTTCGACAGTAAACCTAAAAGTTAGTAATGTTCAAGGGATAATTCAATCATACGTACAACAATATCGTGGCTTTTGTGACGCAAAAGTAAAAATCATGGTGGTGCATGCAGCCCATTTAGATAATCCAGTCCCTGAAGTGGAACTGGATTTTATCATTACCCAAACAAAATATGGTGAACAGTGGGTTACGTTCATCATTGGCGCGTCAAATGACCATAGCTTTAGGTTCCCGTTTTGGCGGTATATGCGGGATTTTTGCCCATATCATTACAAGGATATTCAGTGTGGATATGCGGGTGATTTACCGGAATGTGACTATACACTATCGACGTGCCGCTGGAAAGGAACGAATCCGAATCGATTTGGCGGGGAACAAGGGATACAGTCGACATGATAGAGTTGGATGATTTACTTGCAAAAGGACGTTTTAAGGACGGCGGGCGCGGCCCCTATGAATTCGACTGCTGGGGCCTTGCCTGTGAAGTATATCGCCGTTACGGGAAAACGCTATCTGACTACCGTATTTCAGCTATGGACTATGTAAAAATAGGTCAGCAAATGGCCGACGAATCACCCATGTGGGTAAAAGTCAAACCGCCTTTGCCTGTTCCTTGTCTAGTGGTTATACGCCTGGCTTGCGGCTCATGGGCTAATCACGTTGGCGTATATATTGGTGACGGAAAATTTATCCACGCTTATTCAGCTAGTGGCATATGTGTTACGCGCATATATGATCCTGGTTGGAAAAATAAAATCCTGGGGTACTACGTGCCAAGGGAGTGATAACCAATAATTGAAATCATTAAAGTAAAAAATCCATTTGATAGAGCCTGCCGGGAAGTAGAGCAGGTTATTTTTGTGCCTGGGAAGCGGCTAACAGAGTATATCGAAGAACCGGATATTGATTATATACTAAACAGCAACTTTGTGGAGCAGCCAGAACTAACCTATCCGGCTGATGGGGATCAGATTGTAATAATGCCACATGTCAGCTCTGGACTTAAAAAAATTCTTGGTACAATAGCTTCCATGTTATTAATGTCTTATGTCGGTAATATTGCCGGTGGCCTATGGACTGCGGGCAAGGTTGGTCTAACATCATATCTCGCTGCCGGTGCAGTAATGGCAATCGGTGGCAAGCTAATCAATACTATGTTTGGCACCAAGGCAAATAGTATTAGTTCCGAGGGATCATCCCAGACATACGGCTGGAATACACCGTCCCCTCTGTCTGGCGAGGGAAATGTCATTGGTGTAACTTATGGCGAATGCATCCCGGCACCCCAGATACTAGAAACTCATATTGATACCGTAAACGATAAACAGTATTTAAATGTTTTGCTTTGTGGCGGCATGGGGCCGATTGACGAAATTACTGATATCAAAATCGGCGGAAACCCAATAGAAAACTATACTGATGTGTCATACGAAATTCGGTACGGCACAAATGATCAAGAAGTAATCCCAAACTTCGGGGACACGACCAATAATCAAGAATTGTCATACGAACTGTCAGAATCTAATTGGTCTACACAATTAATTGACGGTAGCAACGCAGAAGGGCTGCAAATTACACTTGAGTTTCCTAATGGGCTATACCACATAAATAAAAAGGGAAATTTGGAAAATGCATCTGTAACGCTTGCAGTTGAGTATCGTTTACAGGGTGATTCTGCGTGGACTAACTGGTTCGGTAATGGTTCTCATATTGCATCTACATCAATAGCGGGGGCGACGTGTTACCCTACTGCACCTGTAGAAACATGGACTATAAGTGTAATAAATACGGGTACTGGTACTAATGTGGTAATAGTAAAAGGCAGTGTATCTGGCACACAATTACCAACCGCTGGAGGCGCAATAGTTGATAATGGGAGAATAAAATTTACTGCTCCTAACAAAAGGGGTACATATAAAATAGTGATTGCCAATAACTCAATAATTTCCGCAGCGCAAAACACGGCAGTAAGACGGTCTTTTAGGATTGATAATCTAACTGCTGGTAAATACGAAGTGCGCGCAAAAGTAACCGCCAGATCAGCCGCAACAACATCGACCATGGACTGCACAACGTGCTATTTGACGCAACTAACCAGCATAATTTATGATGACTTTTCCCGACCCAACAAAGTATTAGTCGGTATTCGCGTTTTAGCTACTAGTCAATTATCCAGCGGCATGCCTGACGTTACCTGGCGGCAAAAACGCAATACCGTTTATGTTTGGAATCCTGAAATATCAGCATACGAAACCCGCGCCGCAAACAACCCAGTTTGGGCAGCATACGATATTTACCACCAGTGCAGGTATTTAAAAAATATCAACACTGGACTATATGAATACACCGTGTTTGGCGTGACTCATACTCGACTTGACCCGTACTGGGAAGAATGGGTGGAATGTGCGGCCTATGCAGATGAGCAGGTATTAGGAACCGATAGAACGACATACGAAAAACGTTTTGAGTTTGACGCATTTTTTGATAGTGCTCAGAAACGATATGATGCAGCGCAGCAAGCCGCGAATGTCGGACATGCTACCATAATGCCCCGTGGTAACAATATCGGTATCGTTTGCGACAAACCTGGCACTATGACACAAGTGTTCGGTGAGGGCCGGACTACCATGTCGAGTCTGCAGGGAACATTCTCCGGCATAGACGACCGAGCCACGGCGGTTGAAGTCGTTTTTTCGGATACTGATAACGATTTTAAAAATAAACAATTTTTAGTTCGCTCCCCGAAATGGGCTGCACAGACAGCCGCGCAGGACAATCCTGCACAGCTGCAATTATTTGGCGTGAAACGTAAGTCACAGGCGTACCGCGAAGGTATGTATACGCTGGCTAACAATCTACTAATAACTCAGTTTGTGGACATTGGCACCGACATTGACGCGCTTGTTTGTCAATACGGGGATATTATTGGGTTAAATCATACAGTTTCCGAAATGGGGATTGCATCTGGACGTCTTATATCAGCTACTGCTAGTACAGTAACGCTCGATAAGACCGTCAAATTGACTACTGGACAATCATATCAGATTATAATTACCCTGTCCGTTAGTGATGTAATTGTAAAAAGAAGCACTGTCCCGGTTACTGCAGACACTGAGACGAATGTATTAACAGTAACTCAACCGTTTACCGTTATCCCGGCACAGTACGACAACTACATGTTTGGGGAAGCTGACAAAGCTGTTAAGCCGTTTCGAGTGGTGGGAATAGAAAAGTCAGGGGACCTGACATGTAAGCTCAGCCTGGCTGAGTATGTTGCAGGCGTTTATACCGGAGACTTAAACTATCCAATTATAGATTACACGCCTCAGACAAGTACGTTGGCAGATGTCATAGGCATGTCGTTGTCTGAGGAAAGCTATCGAACGACGGAAGGTACTTCGGTGTCGCTTATTCATGCATCGTGGTCACTACAACAAGGTAAGTCCGCAGACAGTTTTCACGTGTGGTATTCCGACGATAATGCAAGCTGGATATTCTGGGAATCAACCTACAATATGATGTCAACCATAAGCGGGATTATCCCAGGTAAAACGTATTATGTTAAAGTGTGTGCCTCAAACGGGCTGCAGCAGTCAGCCGGGGTAATAAAAAGCATTCTGATAATAGGAAACACGGATACGCCGCCTGTTGTTACTGATATTACGTTCGAAGAGCATTCCAGGGATGTGGGTAACGGTGTTGTTGTTATTGATCTGCAGGTATCATTTACAACGCCTGATTATGAGTTTTATAAATACTGTGATGCTTACATGAAATCAAATAACCCTGCAGCGGACGAAATACTAGAAATAACCGAATCCATGCTAAGCACTCCATATGAGGATCTTGCTACTGTGCAGCAGGGATGGAAGTTTTTTGGCAATCCGATCAATACATTTACTGTGCAAAATGTTGTGCAAGGGCATATATACTCATTCAAACTGGTGTCAGTGGCAAAAGGGGACATTAAGGCAGACTTTGACACTGCCCCGACAGCAACATATACAGTCGGCGGCAAGACATACGCGCCATTCAAGCCAAGCGGGTTTGCTATAACCATAACCGAGACAGCAACCCTGTCTTGGATGGCTGCAACACAAACCGATGTTGATTTTACGGAAGCTCGCACAGACACCAATACCGGCAGTGACACTAATAAACTAATCAAGACAACAGCAAATAAAGCAGTGGTTACGTTGCCAACTAGATCAGGGAGGGTGTATCTGTACCACCACAATACTGCTGGGAAATATTCTGACGATGTATGGGCCGAATATAACAAGCCAGCACCTGCCGCGCCAACAAACGTAATAATTACAGACATATTCCAGGGTATTGTGATAACATGCGATGCTCTACCTGCTTATTGCTTGGGGATTAACGTCCATATCAATGACACGGTTTATTTTAGTAAAAATAATAGCTATACCTTTAAAACCACTGGTGGTATTTATGATATACAAATTGCGTACGTTGACCTGTTTGGCGAGGGAATATTAAGTGCCGTAGTTCAGAAAGTAGTTAAAGCAACTATTGATCCAGCACTTATTGCTAAGGAATCGTTGTCGCTAGAAATGATGGATGCGCTGATAAAGGCCGCAGTAGCCAAGGCACAAGTAGCAATAGATCAAACTGTACTTAATACCGCACTTGACGGAGTAAGCGAAGATTTATCGACTGCTATTACAGACGTAAATACCAATATAACTAATACAAAGACAGAATTAAATACCACCATTACAGCACTTGATCTCGCTAAAGTTAGTAATATAACATTCACAAGCCAAGTTAATGCACTCACTCAGGCTGACACAGATAATAGATCATTGATTAATCAAAATGCTAATAGTATTACTTCCATGATAGGAACTCTTAATAGTGCACCGAATGCTGCAGGGCAATATTCTGCTATCTCTTCAGTAAAACAAACAGCGGACGCTATTATCACGACATTGGGTAAAGCCCCAGATGCTGTTGGTCAGTATACGGCAATAACATCAATTAAAACTACAGCGGATGCTATTATTACTACTTTAGCGAAAGCTCCGGATGCAGCGGGACAATATGCCGCCATAACGACATTAAAAACTACCGCAGATGGATTGGCAAGCACAGTAACAGCTAACAAGACAGCTACAGATAATTCAATATCTACCGTTAGTCAAAAAGCAGACGCTATTATAGCTACGCTAGCAAAAGCTCCAGATGCTTCTGGTCAGTATACTGCCATAACAACACTCAAAGCTACTGCAGATGGATTAGCTACTACTGTGGCGTCTAACAAGACTTCTGCCGACACCGCTATATCCAATGTTAGTCAGACGGCAAATGCAATTATAACTACATTAGGGAAAGCACCTAATGCAACAGGACAATATTCAGCTATATCGCAACTAAAGGCCACTGCCGACAGCATTAGCACCACTGTTCAATCAAACAAGACTACGCAAGACGGAATAAATACCAGTGTTTCTAGCCAAATAACGCAGAATGCTAACAGTATAACTTCTGTCATTACGGAATTAGGGAAATCACTAGATACCTGTTCCTATACCGCAATCGCTCAAGCAAATTCAGCAATACAACTTAGAGCAACGAAAGCAAATCTAATATCGCTGATTAATGTTTGTCCCGAGGCAATTACTTTAAAATCATCATTGATTCGTATTTCTGGTGACACGCAGATTGATGGCAATGTTATTACTTCCGGTATGATTCAATCAAGTGCTATAACAGCAACAAAAATAGCAACGGGAGCGGTTACAGCCGACAAAATGAGCGTAACATCTTTAAGTGCTATAACGGCTAATATAGGGACTCTTAGGACAGCAACAACGGGAGCAAGGTCAGAAATAAGTAACAACCTTATACTTGTTTATGACGCTAATAATGTTCTTAGGGTCAGAATGGGGGTATGGTAATGCCAGCAGGATTACAATGCTGGGATGCTGACGGAAATTTAACATTAGATATTACTGATAGATTGACCAGAGTATTAGGGACGATTCAAACAGGTACAAGCGATGGTTCAATAACTGACAACAATCTCCTTTTGGGAACACCTTGGTATTTCACATATTATTTGGACGATAACCATTTCTGGAGAAGTCGTCCATTAAAAATAAGTTTTAGTAGCAATATTTTAAGTTGGGCTTTTATTAGCACTGGAGGAAATTACCAAAACACAAATATAGATACTATGATTTTATATGGGGTGTACTGATGGGAGCAGGACTACAAATATACAACAATAATAATATTTTACAAATAGATAGTGCTTTTAAAAATATACAGTTTATAGATAAACATCAAATTACAGTGTCTAGTCAATATGTTTACGATGGCAGCTTGGGAAATACACTAGACATAAGGTCAACGAGTTTGACACTTGATGCTTACCTAAATTCCTTTTTTGCTTGTAGGGTAGAAAACGGCTTAAGTGTTACATGGAGTGAAATTTACCCAAAAGATGGAAGTTCTCCAGGTATCAATTTTATTGGAGACAACGGAGCCATAGTTACAATATATCGTTTTAGTTATGCTTCTATCCCCGCAGGACAGTGCTTTGAAGTAATGAATTCATCCGGCGAGCGTGTATTTTCAGATACGGCTAAATTTTTAAAGGTATTAGATTCACGAACCGGATATGCCGGAGGGAAGCTAAGTACCGGATATGTATTAGGATCAACTTCTCACAGTTCTAGTATAAAAACTGCAGTAGCTGTTGGTGGCTGTTACTGGTTGACGGAAAATGATAATTATGCACAAACTGGTTACGCTTGGAGACAAGGATATACCTTTAATTCAACCGAAACTATAGGTTTTTGTAAACAAATTATTAACGGAAAATATATGACAAATTATACTTATAAAGACACTAGGTTGAATTACAATTATCATTATTTTGTCATTGATGTTACGGGATTATAGAAAGGAGTTGATCAAATGGCTTATGAACAGGGCGAAATTCGGGACTCTGCCAATAACATAATCCTAGCAGGGTCATGGGGAATTAAGACACCGTTCAAGGACATAATTAACATTTTAACTGAGAATGGTAGGGCACTTAAGAATGATGGTATATCCACTGCCGCCTCTGTCCCTTGGGCCGGGGTAACAGGAAAACCAACTACTTTGGCAGGGTACGGAATAACTGATGCTTACTCAAGAACCGCTAGTGATGCTAAATATGCACCGTATGGTTATGGGCTAGGCACGGTTTCTAAGCAATTAACAACCGGGACAGACCTAAATACGGTAACAATAAATGGTATGTATTATATCGTTACTCCCGTAAATAAGCCAAGTACACTTGCGGCTTGTTATTTGTTTGTGCAATCGTTCAATTCAAATTATATCCAACAAACTTGCTATGATTATGCAAGTCCCGCCACATGGCAGAGAACAATGAATAACAGTGTTTGGTCGGCTTGGAAACAATCGGCTTTTACTGACGGCCCTACTTTTACAGGCACTTCTAAATTCGGCAGCAATATACAAATAATTGGAACCACAACAGGAGTAGGTAACGTTGCATTTATTGAGTTTTATGAATCCAATGGTACTACCCGTACTGGTTATATAGGTGATGGTAGTTCTGCTAATTCAGATATTACGGTAAAATCTGATAGTGGTAGAGTGGTGTTATCAGGAACAGACGCTGTTATAACTAAAGATAATGGGGCTAGCTATCATCCTATTGCTCCACTCGACGATGCAATATTCACTAGTAGTTTAGGTGTAGTATCTAGTGGTGTGTCAATTGGGGCTAGTTTTAGTAGTAACTTTAAAATACAAACCCCAACATTAAAGGGTATGCGTCTTGGATATAATCCTACAAATAATAATGCTGTAATAGCGCCGATAGAAAATCAATCAAATGCGCTAGATATTGCCTTTTATGATGCAACTAGTGGTACTATGTTGCCGAAAGCTACATTCCTATCCAATGGGTTCGTGGGAATAGGAGATACAAATCCAAGTAGAATGCTGACTATCAATAATTCTTTCGGTTCTACTGGCACATTATTGGCTTATAATACCAATGCTTCTTACACTGGAGTGGTAGGTCAATTCAAGACCGAGGCAACTGCTAATGCCACTATATTAAGGTGTGATTCTGGAGCTACTACTGGAGTATTCTCTGTGTTTGCTAATGGAATAGTATCTACGGCAGGCCAAATAAAGTTCCCAATTACACAAAATGCTTCATCTGACCCTAATACTCTTGATGACTACGAGGAAGGCAATTGGACACCAAATGATTCAAGTGGTGCGGGACTTACACTTACCCCTGTTGCTGATGCTGCACAATATACTAAGATTGGTAGGTTTGTAATAGCTACATGCTTTGTTGCATATCCTACCACTGCTGCGAATAACGGTGCTACTATCAGTGGACTTCCATTTGCTAGTAGCTCATATTTCTCAAGCACTATGACTACTAGCTCTGGTCTAAATATTGTCGCAAGAACAACCCCATCTGCTGCAAGTATGGCTATATTGAATACATCGAATGGTCTTGCAACAGTAGCACAATTAAGTGGAAAGTCAATAGGTTTTACTATAATATATACGATTTAGGGAGGTTTTGTTAATGTCGGTTTTTACAGAAGAAAGTGTTTATTGTCCAGAGGTAACAGAAAGATTCTTTATAAATGTTAAAAGAATTGACAAGGTATTAAAGGACGGAGAGGTAATCTCGATTACCAACCATCGTCATGTACTTGCTCCCGGTGATAATTTAAATAATGAAGATTCTGTTGTCGTTGCGGTAGCAAATGCAGTATGGACACCAGAAGTAATTGCAAATTATAAAGCTAGTCAAACGACAACTGAAACTGAAACAACTATAGAAACGGAGGTGATTTAATATGACAGTAATAGAATTAAAGGCTGAAATCTTTGACATAGTAGCTGCACAAGAACAGCTTAAAGCTCAGTTTGAACAACTTGATAGAATGAAACAAGGGAAACTCCAAGAACTCCAGCAATTATTGCTACCAGATAACGAGAAGACAGTAGCTGATAAAGACGCATAGGCGTCTATTTTTATTATATAAGGGGGAATCACCGTGAATATTAAAATGAAAGTCAATGGAAAAAGCGAGTTTAATAACGGAACCACTATTACGACAAACATCACGTTGACACCGGTTACAGATACCTCATCAGCAGTGCAGGCCCAGGGAAGTATTACACTTGTTACTCAAGATCAAACTTTTGCTGATAGTATCAATTTTCGTGATGTGCTGGAATTAGAGGTTAGTAATACTTCGACGAAATAAATTATATTGGAGGTCTACATATGAGCGAGCAAAAAGAAACTGCTCAAACAATAGGGACTGTTGAGCGGTTAGAAGATCAAACAATTATTAGGTTCGGAAAATCAGAAGCGGTTATAACTAAGGATTCAATAAACGTTAGAGTTCAATCGACATAGTACCATCGTTATTATCAAGTAATTTCTTATTTGACTTGATAATAGTTAAATCAGCATACTGGGATATATCTAAGACTAATCCATTAGGATATGTTGATACGCATCTATTACATTTCGCTGTTTGGGTAATTTCAGTCTTGATATCTTCGGATTTAAGACCGTATGGTGTTTTAATAGAAACATTAGTACCTGTAGGAAAAGTATAAATATATTCGTCGGACATGCTTATCACCTCCCTTCAGAGGTGATGATTCGACAAAAACCAATAATTTCCTGTTAAGGAGGTCGTATGCCGCGTGAGCCGTGCCGCTAAAATGCGGTTATTTTTATTTCAAGAAGGAGTGAACGTATATTGAACGAAGTAATAAATTTTTTTCGCGAAATTCTCCCTGTAAAAATGGAAATGGAATGGGGGGCAGCCGTGTCAATTGTTGGCACGGTTTTTTGTTATGTAGTCGGTGGATGGGATGGGCTTATTGAAGCTTTGGTGTTTGCTATTGGGATTGATTATGTATCAGGTATGCTTGCGGCCTACATCAATCCTGATAGCCAGCTAAATAGTCAACGCGGATTTCGCGGAATTTGTAAAAAAATAATGATTTTGTTATTGGTCGTCTTGGCCCACTTCCTGGATCAAGCAACACACCAAGAAGTTATTCGTACTGCCGTAATTTGGTTTTTCCTGGGAAACGAAGGTCTATCCATAATTGAAAACGCTGCAAAAGCGGGTCTACCCATACCGGACAGTCTAAAAAATAGTTTAGAGCAACTAAATCATCAAAAAGCGGAGGTAATGCAAAAATGAAAGTATTAGTTAATGCCGGTCATGCCCCAAATGGAAATCCAGATCCGGGAGCTGTCGGCCCGAATGGATTGCGAGAATGTGATGTTACCTGCAATGTTGCCCATATGACAGTTGATTATTTACAGGTCGCAGGAGTGGAAGCGGATTTTATCCAGTCTGACAGCCTGGAAGAAATTTGTGAAACGGCAAACGCGGGTGGGTATGACCTATTATTGTCGATCCATTGCAACTCGTTCAATGAAACTGCTGTAGGAATTGAGGTTTGGACTTCCCGAGGTTGGACAAAAGCAGATATATTTGCTAATAAACTCATGGATCAGATGCACGGCACATTTCCGGACCAGGTTGTCCGCGCAGATTGGTCAGACGGTGATGTTGATAAAGAAGCCGGATTATATGTCCTAAATTATTCCGATTGTCCAGCTGCTTTGTTTGAACTTCCGTTTATTTCGAATCCTGATCAAGAAGCCTGGCTGGCAAATTCGGATAATCAGCGGGAATCAGCCAAAGCCTTTGCACGGGGTGTTACAGATTACTTTGCGTAAAAAAAATGGAGGAATGAACATGAGAACCGAGATCAAACAAGTACAGAAAAAATTGGACAATGCTGGACATAAGGCCGATGATGCGGTAGAAGCCGTGGCCGAAAAGCATAACTTTGAAAAATGGCAGGTTTGGTTAGGTGTACTGGTAGCGTTGATGGCCGCTGTCGGCATTGCGCATCTAGCCGGGTGGATATAAAAATAGCGCCACATAACGCGGCGCTTAATAGAAGGGGTTGGAGGTATGTTTAGTTTAACCAAGCGCCAGGCTGTTATGCTTGGCGCTGTTTTATTGTTGGTAGTGGCTGGGTATTTGCTATACCAGCATAATGCGGCCCAAGAAGCGCGACTGCAGCAGGCCGTTACAATGACGGCCAAACAGGCAGAGGATATCAACGTTTTGCAAAATGAGCTTAAAATATCAAAACAAAATGCGGAACTGCTGGCCAAGGCTGTTGCAGATGCCCAGGTCGGGAAACTACAGCCGGAAGTAAAATTTATTGTACAGGCCCCAACTGTCCAGACTGCAGCCGAAAAGATAACTGAGCAGATAAACCAGCAGGACAACTCGCTGCCGCCGCTGGCACTTGAAAAAACGGACCGAACCCTGGTTGTGCAGAATGAGCAGAAAACGCCTGAATCCAACTGGGATGTAGGCATTTTCAAGGTAAATAATTATAAAAATTGGTATGTTGGTGCCGGTATTGGTGTACATGATAGTGACTGGTATTTGCCGGTATCTGCCCAACGGAACTTTAGTAAGGATGCTGCTGTCGATGTGCAAGCGCATCTCAATACTAATTTAAAGGAAGTAAACGGCGGACAGATCATGTATAAACGCGCCGTGAATAAATTATTTTTGCTATTTTAACCACTGCCGCCTGCCAGGTTCGCCTGGTAGGCTGATTTTTTTATTTACTTGCGTTTTTAAGCAAATATTGCCGCTTGTCAATAGCAAACGTTTGTTCTATAATAAACACAAACAAATGTTCTGTAAGGAGGTTCCTTATGCCCACAACCGATACCCCTAACAAACATAAAATATTCGTAAAAATAACAGCCGAGCATGACACAAAGGGTAACATCAGGCCGATTCTACTTCACTGGGAAGATGGACGGAAATTCGAAGTTGATAAAGTCCTTGATGCGCGTCCTGCAGCATCACTCAAAGCGGGCGGGTATGGTATGCGATATACTTGCTGGATTGCAAATAAGCAGGTGTATTTATTTTGTGTTGAAGGAAGATGGTTTATAGAAAAATAACAAAAATTAAAGTCAAAAATACCGGGAAATAATTAATTTCCCAAAAGCAAATTGTCCCTTATTTTGCACCTTATGGAGTGATATAAGGGACAAAAAACAGGTTAAAACAGATAAAATATAAAAATAAATTTTAAAATATATAAAAGATACCTGTTGATTTTACGCGGGTTGTGAGGTATAATCAGAACATAATTTTTTGTAAACATGGCAATACCTTTTGACTACGAATCAAAAGGTCGCAGGTTCGAATCCTGCCGGGGTCGCCATAGATATTTCAAAGGTTTTACGATACTTTCGTAAAGCCTTTTTTGTCGTTTTTATAGCAATTTGACAACAACCGTGACAACAACACGGTCGAATTGCTTTTTGTACATTTTCATTGCAGTGGTGTTTCATGGTCGGTCGGGGCAGCCGGAAAGGAAGAATTGAGCCATAAGGCGATTTTTTCCTGGCCGCCGGATATCCTGTGGGTATAGACATTGAGAAGCATCTGGGTAGTGCTGTGGCCGAGCCGGTATTGGGCGTCCTTGATGCTGGTGCCGTTTTCGGAAAGCCGGCTGGCATGGTCGTGCCGGAGTTTATGAAAGGTGATCGCGAGATTTGCCTGTTGGGCGATCTTTTGAAATTGTTTGGACCAACGGCGAGGGTCCTGAAGTTTACCGTTGAGATCGGGAAATACCAGTTCGTTGTTTGCCCAGGTTTTTTTGTTAGCCCGGATAAATAGCTTCTGGCGCTCCTGGTGCAGCCGGATTTGCTGCATGGTGACTTCCGGCAGGGGCAGGACGCGCTGACGGGCAGCTGTTTTGGTATCATCGAGTTTGGTACCGTGATCAGTGATGATCGCGGCCCGACGGATGCTGACGGTATCGGTGCTGAAATTAAAGTCTATCCACTTTAATCCCAGCAGTTCGGAGCGGCTGATGCCGGTGGCCCATTCGAGCGACAGGGCGGTATACATTTCTTCATCCGGTTCGGCAGCCGCGAACAGGTTCATCCATTCCAGCTGGGTCAGCGGTATAAATTCCTTGCGCCGCTTCTTGGGCAGTGCAACCGTTTTAAACGGCAGCCGGTGCAGGATTTCCTCATGAAAGGCTTTGTTTAGGGCAATGCGCAGGACGGCAAAGGTAAGTTCCGCCAGGCGCGGGCTGCCGCCGTTATCTTTAATCTGATTGACCATATGCTGAATATCAATCCCCCTGAGTTTTTGCAGTTTTATGCCGCCTAGGATGGGCAGGATGTGGGTTTCGACGACCGAACGGTAGCCGGCGTAGGTATTTTCCCGGACACTGGCTTTAGCGTAGATGGTCAGCCATTTTTCCACCCACTGGCCGACGGTGATTTTATCGGCGTCGATGTAGACCGGCCCTTTGCGTTGTTCGAACAGGGCTTCTTTCTTTTGGAGCACTTCGCTTTTGGTCTTGCCGTAGCAGTATTTGCGGATCACTTTGCCGGTCTTATGGTCCCGCCCGAGCATGATCGAGAGCATCCAGCGGCCGTCGGACCGTTTGCAAATGGTTCCTTCGCCATTGGACCGTTTTGCCATGAGCACACACCACCTTACAATTTTGTTCGGTGGCAAGGGCGGCTGTGCACTGTTGTTGTATAACCCGTTGCCACCGCATGCGGTTTGCAACGAATTACAGGCACAGCCTAGCTTGATTGGGCAGTCAGGCCGTGAATGGCGTCAGTCCCTTTGCTTTTAGCGGGCAGGTCCTTACCCATCGAGCGACCATACTGTCGTTGATAAATACTGCCTTTGCCATAGTTACTTTGTTTCATATCACACACCTCCTTTGTTGACGATTGCTCCAGTCATTTGCCGCAGGGCTTGTCCCCCTGTTATGGCGGCGTCCCGGAGGCACGCAGGCATTCTGCCACATGCGCCATACTCACACACCATCCTTTTTATTTTAAGTCCTATGTAGTTATCAGCGGCCGCCACTCGGCCGCTTTTTCATTTCCGGCGCTTGCCGCCGGGATACAACATATTGCGAATCCACCGGTTAACCAGGGACAACCTTGTCTTTGTCTTCAGCTTTTAAGGCTGCCACGATTTTTTCGATGACGGCCCGGTCGGCTGGTGACAGGCTGGCAATGTCTTTGGCCAGATCGGTCACGTCGGCTGGCAGGGACATAACATCTGAGTCGAGGCCAAGTAAATGATCGGTTGAAACTTTTAAGATGACAGCCAGCCGGGCCAGTGTCTCGCCGTCCGGTTCGGTCCGGCCCCGTTCCCAGCCGGCTACTGTGGACTGATTGCCGGCGCCGATGGCCTCGGCCAGAGCGGCCTGGGACATATGGAGCTGTTCACGGGCGGCGCGCAGGCGTTTTCCTAGTTCTTTGCTCATGTTTTTTCACACACCATCACATTTTATTTGCACACACTAAAAAGAGCTGCTACCCACATTGTACTCAGTGTATTGCGATTTGTAAATATAAAATTGCAAAATGTATTGAAAAATAGTAAAGCCTCACTTATAATTATTACATAATGCAATGTTAATATTGCAATGATCAGTTTGTGGGAGGGATTGTTTATGACAAACACCAAGCTGGTGGTTACGGTCAAGGAGTTTGCGGCCATGACCGGTATCGGTCAGAACCGGGTACGGGAGTTTTGCTATCTGCCGGATTTTCCGGCGTCGAAAGAGGGGAACCGTTTTATTATTCATGTGGAGGCCGCCAATGAGTGGCTGCGGCGGCGGACCAGCGCCAAGACGGGTGTGGATACGGCCGGTTTAAAGCGCATCCTGCCGTGAAAGGGCACCGGAAACAAGCTGTCTTTAACCGGTGGAAGTGGGCGGGGCCATGAATTACATTACCGAAATCAATGCGTTTTATGCCAGGCTGCTGGTGCGGCCGCTGTCGAGTGAGGCCCAGGCTTTGTGGAATGTGTTGCTGCATTTGTTCAACCGGGCCGGATGGCCGCCCCGGCTGACGCTGGCGGCCAGTACGCTGCTGGGATTTCTGGGTTACAGCTATGCGACGTTGTCGCGGGCCAGGAGTGAGTTGGTGGTGGCCGGGCTGCTCGTTCATACGCCCCGCCCAGGCCGGCTGGCGCCGTATTATGAACTGCAAGCATTAAGTGGTAAGGCTGTGGATAAATCTGTTGATAACCCTGTGGATAAACCGCGCCTGGCCCTGGTAAAGCCCATTTGCCAATCATAATGAATGGCAAATGGAATGGCAAAACCGGGTTTGTCAATCATTATGATTGGCAACCTGAATACATTATTTAAACGTAAACTTTATTTATAAACGTAAACCAATAATAGTAGTAGAGCCTGTGACTATGTGGACAACAAGGGGGAGGACGGGCATGAATAAGGTCTTTCTGGTGGGAAGCTTGTCCCCGGACCTGGACATGCGTTATACCATGAGTGGCAAGGCGGTTTGTTCTTTTTCTTTGACCGTCGCTTTTAAGACGAAAGTACGGGAGGAAACCGATGCGATTGACTGTGTGGCCTGGGATACGCTGGCGGAGCAAATTGGCCAGGCGGGGGAAGGCGGCCGGCGGGTGGCCATTGAAGGCCGGCTGCATACCCGGCAGCTGGAGGGAGCGGACGGTCAGCGGCGGAAAGTGACCGAGGTGGTGGTCCGGGATGTGGAGTTTTTGGACAGGCCGGGATTGGCCCGGCCTGGTTAG